CAGTGCTGTTGGAGAAACCACGAATGCGGACCATACCACTAGCCGTGAGAGGCGTAGTAGTGTGACGCAGAACGAGGCCCATCGAAACGATACGATAAGCAGCGATCCCATTGAGGCGACCCGACCGTACAGGCGCACCATTAAACTGGTTTCCGGTGATGCCTGAGGGCGTCGCCAGATAGTAGTCCGTGGTGTAACATGGGGCGAACATGACACCGGAGAATCCGGTGGCGTTCGTGACCATCCCCATACGCGAATGGTAGGGGTACGGAAACGAGCGAGTGTTCGATCGATCCATGTATTGGCTCGTAAGGGCGTGATCACAGAAAGGGTCCGTGACCGCACATACCCGATGCACAAAAGGTGCGAGGTTGATGCGGTTTCGACCGGTCTTGGATCTGACAGTTGGCTTGGTTGATTTGTTTTGCTTTGGTTTCCGCTCAGAAGATTTGTTGTTCTTCCTGCGGTTTCGCTTAGCTTGTGGCATTTAATCGAGTCTCTTTTCCGAGTGCCTGCCATACTCGGAAAATGACGCCCATGCACTCCCCCCTCTGAGGGGCGTGGCGGTACTCATCTGAAAATTGTTCCACTCGATCCAATTCAGGTACTGCGCTGAGGAGCCTGTAAAGGCCCTTGGCCCAATTTAATGGGACAGCAATACCGTTCTTGAAACGGTGTGAGCAGAACTCAAACGAGTCTATACCACAACGGTTGAACATCTTTACCTTGATGCCATACCGCGCGTACGCGGCAACAGCACCTTCGGTGAATGTTTCCAACGAGTCATCGCCCATGGCGATTGCCCAGAGAGCGCCTATCAAATAGGCCAACATAACGCGCATGCGCGAATTGGTTGACGAAGTGAGGTATGACCCTGACTTCATGACTCCGGGGACCGTTTGCTTGAATAAGCGACCGTCCGAGGTGGAGAAAACTGATCGGGCAAGGCACCACACGCGAGCGTGCAGCACCTTGGCGAATGACGACTTAGCCTTAGCACCACACAAAAGAATGCGTGCTGCAATGTCCAATTGGAACATCCACCATTTGACCGACCAATCCCAGCCTGTAACGTCTGCTTCCGCAGCCGTGGCTAGCTCCGGTAGGACTGATTCGAACAGAGCTTTTGATTGCTCATCACTACTTAGTCCAATTCCGGGCTTTGAGGGACACGTAGTCCAGGTGTCGATTTCATGCTCGTTCTGCACGTGGCACAGAAGACGCTCAATGAGCTCATCTGCCACAGAGACCGAGGAGATTAATCTCCACCGTTCCTCAAGGGCTTTCTCCTTGGTGTGGGGTTCTTGTTTCACGAAAAGACGCACAGGGTCAACAAGGCCAGCCTTTACTAGCTCAGCAGGATCTTCATACAACGGATTCGTGGAATCGAAGTCATGAAGCTTCTGCAAGCGTTCAACGACGGCCTCAGCCACGAGCATGCCGTGCTTATCGCACAGCTCGCCCTTGGACTTGGCTAACCCCGCCCAGGGAACACCAGGTGAACTCTTCCTGTTAAGGAAAGGGAACATCCGGATTACATCCTGGACGGTAACGTCCATGGTCTCGTTTTGGAACTTTACTGGTACCCGCGTGCGCGGGTAGGTTTCAAGGACCTTTTCGAGAACAACACGTTTCTGTTCTTCCGTGGGTTCAGCCCCACGTACATGTTTC